CCCCATGTCTGGCCTTGATCGGTGGAGGTGGCCAGCATCAGGCGCGGATCAGAGCCCTGTCCTGCGATGCGGCCTGCCCCGGTTTCCATGCGCACTTCCAGCTCGCCGTAAAACGCCCGCTTTCCGGTTCGGAAGTGCGTCGTAATCAGTTCGCGGCACATCTCGTCTCCGGCGTCGTCGTAGGCGTCCATGGACATGGTGTAGATGCGTCCGTTTTCCCAATCGCCGACCAGGTGCTGGCCATCAAAGAAGGCGTGGCACTGGCCACGGTGACGGTGCAGGCGGCCACCAGAGAACCATCCGCGCTCATGCCAGCGATCCACAGCGGCGTCATAGACCCATGTCGCGTTAGCCGTCGGGAAGTTCAGCACATAGAAAGCGTGGCCGTCTTGCTGGTACGACCAAGCCACTGCGTCGTCAATGCGGCTGTAGGTGTTGATCGTGTATTCCATCTCGTGCGTGGACACACGGCGGGGGGTGTAGCCATCAGCACGCCAGACCATGCCGTGGCCCTTGGCGTCACGACCTAGCCAGAACACGGTGTTATCCATCTTCTGCGGGGAGAAGGCAGCGGCGCAGCCATGTTCGAGGAATGCGCCCTGGATTCGCTCAAGCGAAAACCCGGCACTCCCGGCGTTGTAGTACACCTCTGCCGAGTCCTCATTGAACACCCACACTTCGCGGTGGTCAGACAGGACAGACACCACGTTATCCGGCAGCCCCTCCGACACGGCGAACTTCAGCGGGTCGATGTTTTCGGCGGCATAGCCTTCGGTTTGCCAGACCCTGCCGCTGTTGGGCTCGTTGAACACAATGAAGCCGTCGATGAAGCAATTCGTCACGCCGCCGGGGAAGTCGGCGTCCGTGATTTGGGAGAGCGTATTGCCGTTGACGGTGATGATGTAGCCGGTGGCAGAGCCATCCAGCAATTGCACCTGCGTACCGTTGCCGGCCATGCTGACCATGCCGGTGCGGGTGTTGATGGCACCCAGCAGCGAGGCCGAGCCGCCGGTCACTGCATAGACGCCGTTGCCGCTGACGACATACAGCGTCGAACCGGAGCGGTACATGCCACGAATCGGGCCGTTGCCAACCGTCAGCCACACAGACAAGCCTGGCGCACTGTAGAGCGTGATTGCCCCGTCCGGCGCTTTCTCCGGGTACAGGTTGACCATGCGCTGTGCGCTCGCGGCCTTGCTGCGGCTGGCGCAGGCGGCGGCGAGCAGATTGAAGTCAGGCATCAGTCAGCCACCGTGAACTCGATGGGCGCGTCTGGCGCGGAAATGGCCAGCAACTGCTGCAGCTTGACGCCCCACTTGGTTTCGATGATCTGGCCGCGATCCATCGGCACCTGGTACTTCATCCAGCACTCGGCAGCCACGCCCCAGGGGATAGCATTCATCCATGCCTGTGGCATGTCAGGCTGGGCAGCGCCAGCGGCATCGCTGATGATGCTCTGGTAATCCAGCGTCAGGCCCGGGTCAGTGCTCGGAACCGGCCAGAGCGTGGCGGTCGTGCCCAATCGGTAAAACGCCTCTGGAACGCCAGTCTGTGCCCGGCTGCCGGCGTCCATGTTGGCCCACTCGGCCGGCGTGAACTCCCGCAGAATGACGCCATCCGAGCGCTTCATCAGCGGGAAGCCGTAGAAGTCGGACGGCAGGGTCACAGTAGCGCCCGACACCCATGGCACCGCTACCGCCTCGCGGTACTCGGGCCACAGGTAGCCATACGCCGGCAACTCTTTCAGCAGGCCATTCAGGGCGCGCAGACAGGCAGCCGAGTCCTCTGCGCTGGGAGTGCCTACAGCGTCAATCACTCCCATATGCTCAAGGGCCGACCGGATGATCTGGCTTGAAGTAAGCGCCCACGAAGTAGCCATGTCTGATTACGCCAGCGTGAAGGGAAAACGGGGAACGGTGACGACCTTCTCGGTCTTGTTGCCGGCGGCGTCAAAGTCACGAATGACCGTCTCGATGACGGCATCCTTGAGGATTTCGATGTATTCCGGCTCGATCTCGACGCGCTCATTGCGCTTGATAACGATGGGCTTGCCGTTGAATGACAGAAACACATCGGAGTTGTCGCCATCAGTCGACAGAATCTTGATTGCCACTTTGCTGCTTTGCTTTTCGGTTGCTTTGCTCATTTTCACTTCCTCATAAAAAGAAAAACCCCGGCGAACCGGGGTCTTTTTGTGTTACCGCTGGATCAGGCTTCGGCCACCCAGTGGCAGACCTTGCTGGCCGCGATCACGGCAAGCGTGGCGTTCTGCGACACCTGGAAGCCGTTGCCTGTCAGGGTGATGCCCTTGTTCGTGGTTTCCAGCGTCACGGTGCCGGCAGCTGCGGTCTTGATGCAGGTGTCAGCGGTCATGCCTTCGTAATGCTCTACGCGGATGCGGTCGGTGATGTTGATGAATTCCACCTTCTTCGGAATGAAGCCACATTCGACGGCGACATAGTCGGCCGCGGTGATGGCGTCAGCAGGGAAGGTGATCTTGCCGGAGGCGCGACGGACGACGCCGTCAGGAAACGCCACGTTAGCGGCGGTGTAGGCGGTATTCGTAGCCATTTTTCAATGCTCCAGAGAGGCCCCGTTGCCGGGGCCGTCAGTTATCAGGACAGGGCGGACGGGCAGGCGTGTTCGATGCGAACCATCCACGAGTCGTTCAGGATCTTCGTGGTGGTGATCGCCTTCCAGCCAGAGGTGGCGCGCTGATCCAGAGGGTCAGCAGAGCCGGCAGAGCCAAGCGGCTTGATGATGTTGCGCATGGCCTGACCAGACAGCGGGCAGACGCCATAGGCGTTGGCCGCGATGATCAGGGTGGCGTACACATCGGCCAGCGTGGCGCCAGTGCTGATGACGTTGGAGCCGCCAGAAGCGCCGCCATCGGCCCACACCTTGGCATTCGTGGACTTCACGAAGCGGATGTTGCGGTAGGCACCGACTTCGTCGTCCATCACATCGAGCTGTGCGCCGTAGGTTTCCACGGACTTGAACCCGCTGATGCCTTCCAGAATCGGCAGGGTATCCGGGTGGATGATGCCGATGTAGGCCGGACGGATCGGGCTGGTGCCATTGCCGCCAGAGGCCTTGACCATTTCGGTCACGAACTTTGCGTTCTGGCGGTCCAGTGCACGGATTGCCGTCTTGAGGTCGGCTTCATCCAGCACAGTGTTGATGTCGGTACGGGCCGAGCCGTTGGCACGGATCAGCGAGGAACCGGCCACCAGCACATCGCGGCGCACCTGGTCGATGGTCGTGCCGCCCTGCTCGCCCAGCACCTTGCCGGCTTCGGTCAGGACCGGATCCTGATTCACCAGATCAACCATGTCGCTTATGGTCACGAAGTCGCCATACTGCGCCAGGGTAGCGGTGATGTCGGTCACGGACAGGCTGGAGCCGGACGGCGTCACGCCTTCGGTCAGGGCCGTGGTGGCCGGTGTCAGTGCCGAGTAGCGGCGGAACTTGATCTGGTTGCCGTTCTTGGTGGAAATCGGACGGACCTGACCGAAGCGGCCATGTACGTCAGCGGGGACGGCGCGCTCAAGCAGAGTGCGGTCGTAGTAGGCCTGGGTTCCCGGAGGGACCTGAGTGATCGTCGAAGTGGTCATTTTTAATGACTCCTGAAGTGGTTAAAAACCGAGGGTTTTGGATTGCAGACGCTTGAAGTCAGCATCCGACATGTTCATCACATCGTCGGCTGACAACGTCTTGACGGAAGTAACGCGGCCAGCGCCGGCAGCCGCACCGGGCATGGTCATGCTGGCCTTTGCCTTGGCCTGCTTCTCGAAGTCGCGGCGGGCGGCCTCAATAGCGGCCTGCTTCTGCGACTCGAAAGAGGCCTTGTCGCGGGCCAGTCTTTCAGCCGTGAGTTCGCGCACCATCACGCGAGGATCGAGATCGAATAATTGAGCGCCAACTGCTTCGCGCCGGGCCTCCATGGCCTTCATGAACTCCGGATCAGCCAGCCACTGAGCAGCCTCGGGCAGTGCCTCCTGCACGGCGACGATGGCGGCCTGATTCGTGGCCTGATAGCGCTCGGCTTCGGATTCCTGGGCGTCGTGAACAACGTGCCTCACGACCTCTTCCAGCTCCGGCACCGAGTCCAGAAGTTCGGGACGCTTGCGGGTGGCTTTCTCTTGCTCACGACGTAGGCGGGCTGCTTCTTCGCTGCGTTGGTGGAAGGCGCGCTGCGTGTCTTTCAGTGCCTTGTCGCGGGCGGCCAACTCGGCCTGCATGCTTTCAAGCTGTTTCTTCAGCTCCAGAGGGTCGTCCGGTTTGGCTTCTGTCGTCTCGACAGTGGCGGCGGGCTGTTCCTCTTTAGCCTGTTCGGTAGTGACTTCGGGCTTATTGCCTTCTGCCGCCGATTCCAGCTCTTGCATGGCCTTGTCGTATTCGGCCTGGTATTCCTCAGAAGTGGTGTCGCTCATTTCAGTGCCTCGTGGGCCGCATTGCTGCGGTAGTCCAGTGGTGGCGGGGCCGGTTATTCCGGTAGTCCCTGGGTTATCCCTTCACGCTCGGCTTGCAGCGTTTCGGGTAATTCTTTGATCGTGCGCAGCAGCTTGATCTGGCCTCGT